ATAGTAGAATTGGTAGTCCTCCCTGGCCTGATCGCGCCATTCCTGGTCTTTATCTACCGCTGCCCGAAACTCTGTCCGGCGTTTCGCTAAGTCATTGTCCAAATTACCACCTCCTTTGTGGCAAATTAAAAAGGACTGCTTTTCGCACATGGCTGTGCTGTAATAACAGTCCTTGAAAAGATTTTGTCGAACTATAAAGGAATTCCTCTCTAAAAAGCAAATATAAAATATACGTAATAAGTTAATTTTATCTAATTAAACCATTATCAACCAAATAGTAAAGGAGCTGATTCATCGAATTTATACCATCATTCATACTATTTTAGGGAGTTGAAGTAGATTGAAACTAAAAAATTCTATGATTTTTGGTGTTTTATTAACGTTATTTCTTCTTTTTTCTTCTCATACTAGTTTTGCTGATCCAAGAGACTTCGGGCCCGCAACACTAGAAAGATATCTTGATGATTTTATGATTAAGTCTGATTTCAATTTAGATACGAACAGGTATAAAGTTTTCAATAAAGTTGTTGAAGGAAATCTAATAAAATATAAAATCGTTAGTCGCGAAATTAGCTACGGAAGTATAGATGTCTTTGTTGATGCGGGAACCAATAAAATAGTCCACATGAGATTTTTTGTTCTTGAACCTACAGCGGATAATACAGAAATAAATGCACTCTATACTACTTGGTTACCCATTATTACGGGTCGCTACGGTGCCCCTATGCAAATTAAAACGACTATGTTATACCAAGGTGATCAGATGCCGGCAAAGTATGCACTATTTAAAGAGGATGGACATTACAAATACTATTTCGGTGCTTTCGGCGAGCCAGCCTCTCCAGCAAGACAGGGTATATTAATCGATATTACTGCTTTATAAAAAGAGAAAATTGAATAATATAACCTTAATCAAGAACAGGAAGATATGCTCCCTGTTCTTTTTACTCACTCAATACGTTACAATAATCATCTTCATCCCGGTTCTCTGCTCTCCCTCAATCTCCACATCATGAAATGCCGGAACGCACGCTAGATTAATCCCATGCGGGGCTACATACCCTCGGGCAATGGCTACCGCCTTAATAGCTTGGTTGACTGCTCCCGCCCCGATTGCGCTTAGCTCTACATCGTTTCCACCTTCCAGCACCGCCGCTATTGCACCGGCAACAGAACTTGCATTTGATTTTGCAGATACCTTTAAAGTTTCCATGAATGATACACTCTCCTTAATTTATATTGGTTATAAAAATAACCCACCGCTTAAAGCGATAGGTTACATAGCCATCCAATCTTGATTTGTCTTTTCTCTTTTACGCCACCGGTCTTTTGGCTTCTCCGGTTCCGGTAACTGTGGAGTATATGGACGAGATAGACACCCATATCCTACCAAGTCGTTCATGTGATCTTCGCCGTTTGTATCCACCTTTTCCGGGTCATGCTTATCGTGCGTAAGGTTAGGTATTGTCCTGATCGCATGAATGCAATTTTTGAAGAACACAAGCCCCGGAACGTGAGTACCATCCTTGGCCTTGTACCCTGATAGGCGTAGCCTAATTTGCTCTGCCATCTGACTCCGACCTTTTTCACACGGAATAAACAGTGTCTTATTGGCTTTTACCAGCACATTGTTTATTTCCTCAGCTATAGTCGGCCCTGTGGTCCCTGTCTTATTCCAACAGGCGTTATCCAGCACGGCATAAGAGATTTCCTCTCCTTTAGGCTCTGCCTCAACAATATGCTTGGCTACCTCTCTAGCCGTTTCCTTTGTGCCTACATTGGGCTTACCGCCCCATCCATATAACTCCCGGTACATATAAAGCCGTCCGTCATAATCCACCGCGAACCAGCCAACAGCATAAGGGTGATAACTCCCCCAGTCCATGGAACGGAACCGTATCCATTCCTTCGGCACTTCAAACGGTTCACACACATGAATGGCTTCATCCCACATATTAAAGAACCGTCCTCCGGTTAAACCCCATTGTCCAAGGCCATAGACCCGATAGCCGTTAGGGTCGGTTTCCTTACGAAGCAGCATGCGGCGGTGGTAGGCTTCATCAATGAATTGGTTATCTAAATAGGTGCTGTGATGCGTGAACACATCAGGATTAGGAATATCAAAAAACCAACCCTTAATCCAGTGGTTAATGCTTACGGGGTTGAAGGTTAGGGTCATCTGATAATATAGATTCGGGTTTTCCAATTCGCCACGAAGCCGGTCATCCAGTATGTCTATGTCCTCCTCATCCAATTCCGTAGCTTCTTCTAGCCAAATCCATACCAATTTACCACGCTCGAAGCTAATGGACTTGACTTTCTCTCGCTGAGAATCGTCCTTCATGCCCCGGAATATGATTTTGTTTCCAGTATACTTGCACTCTAATTCCAAGGGGCTAGACCGTATTGTCCAGGCGTGTTGCGCTGTTGATCCGCACACCCGGTATATCGCGGCCTTTAATTCAGCATAGGTACTGTCTCGATTGGATTCGTCAATCTTACGGACTACTAATAGGTTAGCGCCAACGTTATCCTTATTCATCAGCTTCACTATGAAATCTTGGGCTACATTTACGCTCTTACCGGAACCAGCGGAGCCCTTGGCAACCCGGTAGCGGCATCGGGTTTCATTCAGCGGTGCAAAGATAGGATTAAACCGGGCATTGTATCGGGCTGTGGCCGTATATACCTTCAAAGGCATCACCTACTTTAGGCAATAAGAATAGCCAGTTTATTAATGTACTGGCTTAATCATTTCTAGCAGAAAAAAAGACACCAGATTTAATGGTGTCTTTTCACACGCAAAGTTATAAATTCAAGCGTGCTTTATCATTCAATAAATTCTTAACTCCACCCATAACTTCAATAAAACGTTTCGGATCTCCATCAAAGAAACCAGCTTTAATTAAATCTGATTCAAACCCTTTCAGTAATTCCTCATACATCTCATCCCACCTATCCTTAGGTTTTCGAACTAAGTAACATCCTGGCAACAGAAAATAATGTTGGGAATATTGTTCACCTATATCATAGAAAGTAACTGATAATAAAAATTCAAATCGATCAAAAAGACGCGTAAAATCAAATTCATCTGGCAGAATATGAGATAGTAAAGGTCTCATTAAACTATATAAATAATTATTAAAAGGGACAGGATTTGTTTCCGAAAAGGGGAAGGGAAATGGTAGATACCTATAGTAGTTGTGATTGATTACCGTAAAAATATTTATTTTTACTAATGCAGAAATATTGTCTTCTGTTGTAAAATCACGCACCTGAGTTTTTGATAATAAAGTGCTAAGCAATTTATATTTTTTCTTTGAAAGTCCACTAATCCCTACACTATATAGAATTAATAATGCTATATAGCCTTTTAAGTTCAAAAATTCAGAGTCTCCGGTTTGTCTATATATAGCTCCTAGCCTTTCTATCGCTCGATATATTAGATAATAATATTCTTCTTCACCGTGATAAGCGATAACAGTAAGCATTTTTAGTAATTTTTCCGCAATGGCTTCGTATTGCTTAATCTGCTTTTGAAACTCCGATGCATCAAAATGATCAAGAACAGGTGTAATCAGTAATTCCTGCCATACCCTTTCAATCTCATCATAAATAAGATCATGTAAACGAATCCGGTATTTTGTTTCAACAAGATACCTTTTTACCGTTGCCACCGCAACATCTATAGATAGGGGCGATGACCTATCTATATCCTCAAGGGATTCGATTTTTTCTAATAACTCAACAAAGAATTTATCGGCTCCTTCAATTTTTATTTTTTTTGCACTTCGTTTATTAATTAAATCTTCCGCCTCTGGTTCGACCGTCCCTCTAGCCAGCTAAAACGTAGAAAATCTACGATTTGGGCAACGTAATATAGCATTTCTTAAAGCAATATCCCATGTTGCAGACCACCCACACACGATAAGACCAAATTCATCAAAGATACGATTTAAAAATGAATTTTTATTTTTGGAATAAGTCTTCAATTCAGAAATTGTATTTTTTATTCGAGGGTCCCGATAATCCCCATTAATTTTAGCTAATACACACTTTGAATGAACATACGGAAGTGTCCCATTTATACCGTCTTCACTTGCAATTACATCCGGTGTAATCCCTTCATCTTCAAGCGCCTTTTCGAGCAACCTGTCGAAATTGGTTGTTATAATCATTCGTATATATTCTTTTTTCACCAATTTAGCAATTGCTCGATGTGCTTCGGTAGGAACTTTAATGCCTTGGCCAGATTCTTCTTCCGTTGGCTCAAAATATTTTCTGACTATATTCATCCGTTCTGTCTGTTTTCCCGAAAGCTTTTCCAATAACCTTGAATAGTCAGCTTCTTCACCAAATTTGCTCCGATACCATTCTTCCGGTTTTACAGAACCAATTTTCTCCCCAAGTAATACTGCTAATTGTTTTATCAAATCAATAACAATATCCCATCCTGTAGGGATTCCTGCACTACGAGATATTCCCGAACCTAATAAAAGTGCATAACCTCCTTTTAATGATCTCAAATTGAGTGCTAAATCTAAAGAAGAATCATTATTCATACTAGCCCCCCGGTATTAGCGATTACTTATTTAATCAAAATTACATATGACATACATTCTTTGAATTTTAATTATAATAGATTTTCTCATTCTGGTATCCTACACTACTATGAATTTCCTATTTAATACTTCTATCAATATACTCCATCTCCTTTAACCCCACTGTAACACAACTTACTTTTGTTACACTAACCAAACTACCACGAAGCCAGATAATTCAAGGGTTTTTCTCATTCTGTAATTTTCTTACGGATAATCATTGCTTTTCAGAGTAACACAACTGTATAATTTATATAGCTGAGTTACATACTGTAATTAGCCAAAGGAGGCTTGTTTATGGAACTCGTTGAGCCGATCAGAGACAAAAAACAAATCGAACACATGAAGAAACTTCTCAAAAGCGATAACCTTCGAGACTATGTTTTGTTCGTCCTCGGAATCAATTCCGGCCTAAGAATCAGCGACCTGTTGCATCTCACCGTTGAGGATGTCAAAGGCAAGAACCGAATCACTATCCGGGAACAAAAGACCGGGAAAGCAAAAGACTTTCCGCTATCAAACACATGTAAGAAAGTACTTCAGGAATACTTGAAGACCAGTTCCTCCGGCTGGCTGTTTCCTAGCCGCCAGGGCGAAGGACCAATATCAAGAGTGCAAGCGTACCGAATTATCAACGCTGCCGCCCGAGCCGTTGGCATCAAGGATAAAATCGGCACGCACACACTGAGGAAGACATTTGGGTATCACGCTTATCAATCCGGCGTAGGTGTTGAGGTTATACAAAAGCTGCTCAATCATTCGTCGCCTGGAACCACGTTGCGTTACATCGGGATTACTAAAGATGAGTTAGATGAGGTTTATATCAATTTGAATCTATAGGGAGAGTGTAAATTATGTCTTATTTTTATAGTAATGGTCATAATCTTCATTATCGTGAAAAAGGTAAGGGTAATCTTTTATTAATTTTACCTGGAAATACTGCTTCATCCGCAAACCACATTGATGATTTAGATTACTTTGGTGAGCATTTCCATGCAGTCTCACTTGATCTTTGGGGTACCGGAAAATCCGATAGACTTAAAGATTGGACAAGAAATTGGTGGATAGATTGTGCTAAAGATGCTATTAACCTAATCGAATACCTCAATTCCGACTCCGCATACATAATTGGCTGTAGTGGCGGTGTTGGGGTTGGTTTATTAATGGCGGCCCTCTATCCAGATAAAGTAAAATCTGTAATTGCCGATAGCGAGATAGTTCAGTATAAATATGATGATATGATAAAACTGTGTATTGAGGAACGAAAAAACAAAAGTAAAGATCAAGTTGATTTTTGGAAACAAGCACACGGTGACGACTGGGAAAATGTTATTCACGAGGATAATAACTTAATGCTTGATCTAGCCCAAAACGGGCACATCTTTAAGGATAAATTCCAGGATATTACTTGCCCTGTATTATTTTGCGGGAGTTTAGAAGCAGACCAGGACATACCATATTTTAGCGAGACCTTACTTAAAATGACGAAAGCCATTAAAAACGCAAATTTATTTCTAACAAGCGATGGCAATCATCCTTTAATGTGGACTTGTCAAAACCGATTTAGAAAAATGGCACTATCCTTTTTCCAATATAACGAGTGATTTTCATACTTGCTTCCCTTTTGCTTGCCGCTGGAATTCAAGTATGGCCCAATCCGGTAATAACGGTTTCAACTCATCCCTGAACAAAAGAAAAAGGTCAAGCGACAACCGCTGACCGTTGGCCATGAAATAAGCTGGATTGATGTAATAGCCTACATCATCCAGCTTTCTCATTACCTTTAATCGAATCATTTTATTAACGAAGTTTCGCGCTGGCCGGTCTTTCGTAATGCCAACCAGTTCTCCTATTTCTTTTGCTGTGTACGCTTCGATGTTTTTCCCTTTACGATAACCAAGCATGTTCGTCTTGCCAATCATTATTTTAGAAAGGCGAGTCATTTTACCAATATCGCTATCGGTCATTTCGTCCGGAAATTGAACGTCAGAGAAAATTCTGGCACCCATTTTGTTGGAAGGTATTCGGTATCCTTCTTCATTCATCGATTCGGTAAAGTGATTGTTTTTCTCCTTGATTACCTCCCCATAGTCAGAGAGCATTCTAACATTTTTAATCAATTTACCACTTCCTACCATACACTCGATTCTACCAAAATCGGCGTTTTCATACACTCAAATCTACCAAGGCAAATCCTCGTAAGCTCAGTCACAATGCGTTTAGTCAAAAGGTCAAAGTGAGTTGACTTAGTATAATCACTTAATCACTGCCTTTTTCTACAGGATCTTTACCATAGACAACGTTAATTTCAAGCCCCAAAGGCTGACCATCGGCACCGGTTAATTCAGTTTCAACTTTATCCCGCCATTGAGCTTTTTGCCGGTTCTTCAACCAGAAGATGCAAGCGGCAGTATCAGGAGGATAATGCTTTGTGGTAGGAACAATAAGCGGAGTGCCATCATCATTGAATATTTTATCCTCAGGATGACTAAAACCTTTAGCCCTATGAAACAAGCTTTCAGCAATAACTGAGTCCGCTTCATCCTTGCCAGCTTTTATGGACTGTAAAAACTCAGGATAATCATCTTTCCAATTGTTTACAGTCTTTTCTTCAACATCAAAGAAGTCCGCTAATTGCTTATCTGTAGCACCAAGCAAGCACAGCTTATATGCCTGTGTATTAAATTCCGGTTTATATTTCGTAGGCCTTCCACCAGGATGAACACCAGTGTTCTCAGCCATATAAAACCACCTCCTTGCAGATGTCTATTTCATCACGCATATACTTAATAATTTATATAAACAGTCACGCTGTTGTTTTCAAAGTTATTGTTTAAGCCGGGGAACCACTACAAACAACTACTGGTTCCCCGGCTTGTTAATATTTGATTCCCTTAATATCCGATCGCTAGATAACCTACATCAGCCGTCGCAAGAGAAAAAGATGAACCATTCCATGTCAGCGACTTTGCAGTAAATCCTGTTTTCGATTCGTTAGCTGGCCCATGAACTTGGAAAAAACTTGTACCCCACTGCTCAGCCGATACCTCTGACACGAAAACCCGAAATAATGCATTAGGAAAAGGAATAGGAAATGTAACGTCTTTTGACCCGTTAGTAAGATCCACAGTTCCCCATTGCAAAATCAATCCAGATGGCAACTTTTGATATCCGCTTGAGGCAAGAGCTGTGCCAATGGAAGCAGTAAACTGCCCGTAGTGCACCGCATTACCACTTGCTGTCCCGTCTGCCAAATTGGTAATTTTTTTGCTACCCATGTCAATAGCACCGGTCATTGTACCACCAGTCAACGGCAAGTAGTTAGCAAGGTCAGCTTGCAACTGTTCGTCTGCGCTAGTTCTTGCAGCAACTTCCGCATCGATATTACTTTGCAAAGTCGTATCGGCACCCGCCCTGGCACTAGCCTCTGCATCAATATTTGCTTGCAGGACACTATCAGCGTTAGTCCTGTCTACGACTTCCTTGGTAATCTGAGCCTGTAAATCACTAACAGCAGCAATTCTTGCTGTTACTTCCGTGTCAATATTGGCCTGTAAAGTCGTATCGGCCTCCGTCCGTGCAGTTACTTCAGCAGAAAATTCCGCCTCTAAAGCTTGATCGGCACTTTCTCTCGCACTGGCTTCCGAGTCAATATTGCTCTGCAAAGTCACATCAGCATTCGTTCTTGCCAACGCTTCGGCATCAATATTCGCCTGCAGCTTTGTAACTGCTTCCTCTCTTGTAGTTACTTCTGCTGTAATCTGAGCTTGTAAGTCATCAATTTCAGGAATTACGCTCGTATCAAATTTACCATCATTACCAAGCGCGGCAAGCTTCCCAATGTCTTCCTTACCACTTGATACAACAATAACTTCCTCTGGACAAAAAACTGTTCTACTCATTTAATTACCCCTCTCATTTTTGACAATATTAAATGCGGCAGATCATGAGTTGATTTTGTCAACCACCCCCTAAAAATGGGTATAAAATAGCGTCCCGAAGGACGCTCTAAAACTCATTTAACGTATATCGCCTGACGTTCTTTAATTGCTACCGCTTATGCCGCCCAATAGCCACCCGATCATTTGAGCACTCCAATAATTCTATCGGACTTATATTTGCCGGCCGATCTATGGCAACGCGGATTAAACGGAGCATCAAGCATGTTGTTGTTGCCACACCTAGGCATATATTCGCTGCAGTTACCATCTATCCAGCTTACCCGTTTGGCAATGCATATCTCAATACCATGTTTCTCACAATCGAAACGGCTGCACTCTACCGTAGGCATAACTATCGCCTCCTGTTTATAGGCATTATAAAAACCCCCTGTTTCCAGGAGGCTGAATATACAGGGGCCGAAGCCCCAAAAAGAAATGAGACTATGACACCATACCGCTGTGGCTTACGGTATAGTAATTCTTTAGTAAAATTAACCATTTCATATGGACACTCTACCATTATAATTGTAAAATAATGTTAGCCCCCTAACATGGGTAACATCAGGAGGTGGTTTTGTTGACCCACTTTTTGCCGTTACCCTGCGCTTTAAGTTAAGAAAGTTCATTACCGCATCGAAAAAAGACGTAACAAGAGTATCGTCTACTCTAAACCCCGGGTCCCACTCCGTAAAGTGGCTTCGATGGGTAAATTGAAATCTTAGCTTTCACCAGCTACAGGGTAACATTAATTATGTCGGCAGAACCACAACTGCCTAAATGGTGGAGTATCCATAGAAGTCAGTCCTTACAACTGACGGGTTAATAACCCTGCAAATATTAAAGTTCAAAATGTGGAAGAAAACCGCTGTTAGTAAGGTAACGGTGGTTTTCTTATTACTTTACAGGTTATGCGCTCTTATTACCATCACATTTCTCACAACCCAAGAATAACATATAATTGGTCGAATTTAGTCTCACGAAAGTCTCATTTCACCCTGAAGCACTTCATAAAAGAATCGTAGTGCCATACTTAAGATGCGATAATATGTAGGCTTCGCACAGAACAGCAATAACGAATATATCTTCAAATCAGGCTGTACATGCCGATAATATTTATATTCAACGATTTCTCGACCCAGACAGCCCCAATGCTCTTTCTGCATAGCATCCAGCGTATCATAGTACAGTTTAACCTTACGCCTATTATGCTTTAATCTGTCTTCCAAAAAGGATTCTCTCGCTGGAAATGCATCCAAGAATTCTACCCATGTCTCCTGACGGCTTCCCTCAATGCCGCCCATGACCCCTAACGCATCAGGGTTACTCATCCATGTTGGCGGCGTTTCTTTTCTTTCCCTTAACGCCACCAAAGACTCTTCCATTGTCTTTATTGCTAATTCAGTCCGCGGTATCGAATACAACCATTGAGCAACTTTCTTTTTAGCTTGTCTATCCATAATATAATCCCTCCCACCGCAATAATCAGCCTGCATACTCCGCATCCCATTCACCCAGCTCCACAGCTATAGCTATCAATATTCCTTCTAACCACCTGTAAACAGTCCGGCGGTCACACTGAATTTTTATCGCGATACCCTCTATAGTCAGATAGTTCGACCAATACCGCAGCTCCACAAGTTTCTGCTTCTCTGGTGGCAACCTCTCCATTACCTTTTCAATTGCTCGCACTACCTGCACCATTCGCTTTAAGCGCTTACAAGTCAGCAGCTTGCTTGCCTTTGTATAAGTCGGGTTATTGGATTCTGGAGATTGCTCGATAATGTCCTCTCGCACTTCTAAAATGTCACGTTTGATCTGATGATAATCCGCAAGCTCAGCCTCAATATAATTTCGTAATGCCCTTCTGAGTTTTGGTCGCATAACTCCCCTCCCGCCATATGGCATCACTTAAAATGCTCTATATTTTAACATGGCTAACTCTGTCGGCCAATTCAGATCTTTTTGCATCGTTAAAGCTATTTACCTCGCTTAAGTAGCCGGTTATTCTCCGTACCCGCCTGATCGGCGACTTCTCCTTCGCCTCTATCACAACTTCTTCCCCGTCCAGCGTTATAAATATGCTGCTTAACTCCTTGCCCTTTGCCGCCCACAACTTTATTTCATCGTTAGCGTATTCTGTGGCCTCTGGTTCTGTTATATCCTCTACGCATGTCACTCTTACACCGTTTATTATTGATTGCATGTTATCCCCTCCCAACACCAATAGGGCGGTGTTATCCGCCCCTTTTAATTAGCTTGCATTCTCTGCCTTTTCATATGTTTCATGGAATATATCCGGTTTACATGGATATCGTTCGCCTTTTACTCCAGTAATAATGTAGTCTCCTTTTCTAATTATGTGCGGCCCTTCAAGTGTTTTTATGAATGGCTGTGGGGTTTCAATAATCAAATCATTTTCTTCTATTACGAATGGCCTAATTTTAATAAACTCCTCTGCAGCTTCTTTAGTTTTAAATCTCGACTCATAGGTATCATATTCGTTTGAATAGTATACAACCCATCCGTCTTCCATTCCAAGCTTGTACACTTCCGCCTCAACAACTACAGGCTTTTTACGCCATTGTCCCATCACAACGCCCCCTTTATCGCTATAGCCACCAGCACCACGGCCCCTATTACCACCAACCCTACAGAAGTACACATCAAGTTATATAGTATGTTAGTCAGTTTTTGTATTGCGGGTCGCCTCCTTTGCCATTTATTAACTACCATTTTTTATTCTTCTGCTATAAAATATTATTATCAATTACGTATTTTTTTTTATTAACATTCAATAAACGTTTATGTACCATTAAAGTAGTAAAAACCATCTCATAAGGGGGTAAAAACCTTGCGTAATATCCATCATCAACTCATTAACTCCATTTTTATTGATATTGACAATGCTATAGCTCGTACTAAAAAAAGTCCTGGCGAAATTATTACTGATTTAATGCGACTGCACCCTGAAATTAGTATTTTTCTCGATGATTGGACTGCTCTTCGTCCAGAAGTACAAACTGCCATTACTACTCGTATAAAGAACACACTTGCTAAAATGGCCTGACCAACAGACAGGTAACCATCACAGTACCGCCTCCCACATAACACCGGTGCATCCGGGGATAATATTACTGCTACCTTATCCCTAGAGCAGGGCCAGTTTCCTAGCAATGGCCTTGTTCTTTTGTCATTTCTCTAATGGACTAGTGAACACTCGTTCTATATAATTATGTAAAGGGATGATACATATGGAATTAGAATTAAACAGCAAAGTTATGGGCTTAGTCGTTGATGAGCTTACCAGAGCAGTATCCCGAACCGGAAGAAGTTTTCATGATATAACGAATTCTCTATCAACCATATATCCCGAAATCCTTTTCTCTATTGAGGACTGGGATCATCTCTCCCTTGAGGCCAAAGACGGAATTATAAGCCGTATTATTAAAACTTTAGACTCTCTCGCATAGCCACCTGAACGGTGGCTATTTCGTTTGTTTACCCTCGATTACGCCGCCGCGATTCCTGCGCCATTTTCCTACGCTTCTTACGCTCTTTGGCCGCCCACTTAGAAAGTTTCCCGCCAGAGGTTAAACTGACATAAGCCTCATTTCTTCCAGCAAGTTTTAGTTTTGCCGCCCTATCTAGTTCGGGAGGAACCGGGATATAGTCTACCTCCTTAACCTTTTGCAGACTTTCATTTTTTTCATTGACTACTTGAATTAAATCTTTCATCATATTCAAATCCGGCATTCCGCCACCAACACACAACTTAACTAAATGACCTGTATCAACATTCATTTACTCCACCCCCATCAATCCTTGTTTTACCCAAATAGACTCATTTCTTTATTACAGCTAGGACTTAAATAAACGGTTTCTACTGCACTACCCGCCGCATTTGTGGCAATTCTCATGCTCCGTTTTTCCCATCCTGCTAGTTCTTCGTTATATAAATCATTTTCATAACTGCTAATAATCACATATCCCTTATGCTGCTTGCACAAATCAAGCAATGCCTTGTGCTCATCTTCTTGAGCAAATTCACATTTATAATGCAATTGGGTTCTTGTACTTTTCAAATAAGGCGGATCTACATACAGCAAGGTATTTTTACGATTATACATTTCAATCAACTCGAGCGCGTTCATATTCTCAATCTGAGCCATTTTTAGACGTTCAACCGTAGTTAATATTCTCTCAGGCAATTTGCACCAATACTTCGGTCGGAATACCGTATTGGTCCGATCATGCGCCCATGCCGTACTGCAGTATGTTTTACCCCCAAAAGCTTGCCAAGTTCTAACAAGAAATCTTCGTGCCTGTTCAATTTCGTCACCAACAGTTTCATAGCAATCCCGGTACTCTTCACGGCTATATGGTGTCATTTCAATAACTTTGGCTAATTCATCGGCTGATTCACGAACAACCCGAAATAAATTCACAACGTTATTATCAATATCATTTATTGTCTCGGTACCGGATGGCTGCTTATTGAAAAATACAGCACCAGAACCAAAGAACGGTTCGCAATATACGTCATGGCTTGGGAACATATTGATTATCCAATCCGCTAACCTCCATTTAGCACCCGGCCAACGCAAAATTGTTTTCGGCACCTATGACACCCCCGGCGGTTTAACCAATGGTACATACTCCGTTCTCTCAGCAAGCCGATCACCCCATACCGCCCATAGCACTTCCATTGTTGGCCTAGCATTCTTAACCTTGAATAAAAAATCTGGCCGCCAGGTCAAAGGCAATATCGCCATTGGCGGATATTCTTTAAACAATTTCAACCTACATTCTGCATGCCAATACTGTGACTTCAATAGCATTGCAAAGGGCTTCTTATGATCAATACACCTACGAATAAATTGTTCTGATAAGCTGAATGGTGGATTTGTAATTATCCAATCAATCCAGTTGGGCAATTTGGCTGTTAAAAAATCAATCCCAACAACACCAAAACCACGGTCAAATAATTCAGTTGCATACACTCTGTGGCAAAAATTAGATAGTACATTAACCATATGACCTTCGCCACAAGCTGGCTCCCAAATAATCGTGTCTAGCGGCAATTGCAAGTATTTCATTAAAGCTATAGTTACATTGCTAGGAGTAGGGTAAAAATCAGTTTTGGATCTATCAATTGCCGAACTATTCGCCAATACTGTACCTTTCATTCACCCCACCCCCTATGATGCATCTGAATAACTTGCGTACAATGTATCATTGTTAATAACTAAGCAATCTTGCCACCAAGCATGTATTATAAATATTTTTGATGTTACTTTTTCCACCCAATCAATGCTTACAGGGCTTCCAAGCCCACCGCTGATTAGCATTAAACTATTTTTTTCAATTTTCATATCTCTATTAGCAATGCAATCACTAACTATGCCGTCATCATGGTTTATTAATATTTTTATCGTGCTACCTTCCGGTATTGTTCCGTTATAATGTTCAAACACCTACCTCCACCCCCAAGCCTAACCAACGTTTTCTGCACCAATTGCCCCTGTGCAAAGCTCCGGCAGATTCACCCTAACCAACGCTTCCGCAAAAGGCGGCGGTACTGCATTCCCGCACCGTGCTACCTGTGCCGCCTTGGGGTAATACTTGCCGTCAAAATCCCGGTCTATAATGTAATCTGCCGTAAAACCCTGTGCCGCAAATAACTCTCGCGGCTCCAGCATCCTCATTCCAATGTCTACAATTTGATAATCCTGACCGTGAATTGTTACCAAACCCAAACGGTCTTTCGTAGTTATCGTGTGCAGCGGTTCGTTGACTCCCTGCCCCGTAGAAGTACCGTAATACTTAAGCAAGAACGCTCTGACTTCCCCGAAATGCAGTCCTCCAGCCGTAATCGTCTGAAGCGGATCTGTTACTGGCTGTCCGATGTTTTTACCCTTCATCTTTACCAAGTGACTAGTAACCAGAGCATTATGATCTACAGCCGTCACTGTAGGTAATGGACCATTTAAGTCAGCTCCCGGTCCGGTATAATTTCCACCGTAGTGCTTTGCTAGGAAAGCAGCTACTAAACCATACCTACTCGATGCGTCCAATGTCAGAATCGGGCTATCCATTGCTTGTCCACGAACCTCATGTTTCTGTGTTTCAGAATGATACTGCATAAGCGATGCTGCAATTAATTGCGATTTTCCACCGCCACCCGCCGTAATAGTACCCAATGGGTCCGTGACCGAATGACCAACGGACTGCCCAAACTGACGGCCAATCACCGGTACCACTATGCCCCATCCGTTTTTTGCAGTAATAGTTTGCAACGGTTCATTAGTGCGCTGTCCTCGAAAATCCGACCCATGATGATTTACCTTGATGATAAACGGCTCCGGGTTATCAATCACAAACTTTTGTATCCCCCGGGCAATTCGCCGCATGGTGTTTTCAGCCAGCGGCTTTTTTCGGTCAAAGATTGAAGGGCAAGGTATCGACCAATCAATAATCTCCGCAGCCGTCCTCCATGGTTTCAGCTTCCCGTTTTTTACTTCAAGACTATCTGGATTACCGTGTGTTGGTTTCGGCCAAACTATCTGCCGGCCATCACACCGGGCCACAAGGAAGAACCTTTTTCGAATTGTAGGTGCTCCGTAATCACAGGCTTTTAGTTCTCTGTAGTCAACCTTATACCCCTGACGCTTTAGGGCATTGATAAATGCTTTAAAGGTATGTCCTTTACGTTTTGGATCAGGAATAAGATATCGTTGATTATAAGGAACGATTTCTCCCTCTTCAGAAACAACAACCTTAATTTCTTCATCTTCGCTTTCTGGATATATTATTTTTAGCATCCGTCCCGTTTCAGTATCTTTCTTGGCGATTAGCGGTCCCCATGTAATAAACTCCTCAACGTTTTCGAGCATAATTACTCTCGGCCTTACCGTTGCCGCCCATTTAACCGCTACCCAAGCTAGCCCCCGGATATTTTTTTCAACTGGCTTGCCTCCCTTTGCCTTAGAAAAATGCTTGCAGTCCGGAGAAAACCAACAGAGCGCCACCGGCCTGCCACCTACTACGTGCTTCGGGTCTATATCCCAAACTGATTCGCAATAATGCTCCGTATCAGGATGATTGGCTTTATGCATTGCGATTGCCGCCGGGTCATGGTTTATTGCAATATCTACCTCGCGTCCTATAGCCATTCGAATTCCGGTACTTGCTCCGCCGCCACCAGCAAAGTTATCAACCACAATCTCCTGGAACATTTTAAGCTGTTTCATCGCCGTTCCCCCCCAGAACAAGAAATAACAACCTAAAAACCACGCTCATCCTTTAATTCATTAATTAGATCAGATACTTCACTATAGCTCATCTGATCAAAATCGTAATCGTCCAAGTCATACCCTAACTCACTTAGTAACTGCTTTGCGAAACTAACCATTGCAGTGGTTGGAATATTTAAATTTCTGCATTGGCTAGCTTCTGTTACCCGTTCTGACACCTACCTCACCCCTCGTCTGTTTCATTAATGTCACATTATGTTTACTATCTTCATATATTATCTTGAGGGCAGCCACCACTTTAGTAGCCCTAAAGATATCCATGAAAGCTCCTTTCCAGGCAGGGTCACTCGATGTGGCCCTTTTTGTTTGCGTCGGTTTCACGTCATAACAAAGAATTTCGCTAATCCTTATCCTCAACTACTTTCAACCCCAATGTACTTCCTACAAACGAAAGCCCTTTATCCGTCAAAAAATAGTAAATAGCCTTTCCTCGTTTAGCCTTAACCGCTAATTCCAGTAACATCAACCTATTCCAATTGTCGCATTCCTCATAGCTGCAGTAGTAGTTACGCCAAGCTTTGTATTTACCACGCTTAACCTTGCCGCGATCAAACCCAATAGCATGTTTCATAAGCTCAAGCTGATAAACAGTAACACTTGCCTGCACCTGTGCATTATTTACTCCATCAACTAGCATTACGCCACCTCACACACCGCATTAGAATATGGACACTTCCCATTATCCCGGCTCGGTGGCACCCTAAGTCTGAGCATAATATCTTTCGCCCGACACTCTGGCTTACCATGACACCCCTTGCAACCCGCTTCAATGGCAAGCTCGGCCAACTCGTAAAGATCATCAGTAGCGACATTGCAAGTAATATCATCCAGACACTCCGGCTCAAAGCGATTCTCATTAGGGGATATTATCGTGACTTCGTTGTGTGAATAGCCCCTTTCATAAGCTGCGCGTTCTTTTTTATCAAGGTTCATTCGAAAATCCTCAACCGCTACCGCAAGAAACCGACTTGCTACATCTACGTGATCCGCTTCAAACTCATAGCCCCGTTCTTCTAGGGACTTGGTTATATCGCTTAACTTCATGCAGAACGCCCGCATAATCGTCACTATGGCCTGCATTTCTTTATTCAAATAGTTTGGTAGCCGCCGACTGTTTTGCCGGGTAAATTTGCCGTAGCTCTCTAATAGCTCCAACGCCTCAACAACTTGCTTTTGAACGTCTTTAGTCAGAATGTTGCGGCTTTTTACTGTCTCAATCAAACTCATCCTGCAAAGCTCCTTTCTCTGATTTGCTCCTTAAAGTTCAAATCAATAATGAGTACCGCCACTTCCTCTGGTCGCCTGCGAATCCTTTCGCAATCTTAGTTAAGTGAAGTCCTTCGTCCCATAGTTCTTTAACTTTATCAACCTCGGTCTGGGTAAACGCCAAGTTAAATTCCTCTAACGGTATATAATACGAACTCAATTTTCTTGGCCGCGGCATCCTTTCACCACTCCCATTCTCAAGTTCAGGCTCACTCCGTCACCTCAACGAATTTAATCCCTGGGTACTGTTTCAAAAACATCTTTTTCTTTATCCTGTACGCCTGGGTTCGTACCCCTTTAGCTTCCCGGATTGTGAGGCTGCCGTCCAATTCCGTTACCAGGAAATCTACGATCAACTTTACTGGCCGAATTTGCCGTTTTCCGAACAGGAAACTTGCCTGTAAGGTGAAAGGTACTTGACGCTCAAAATCCAGAATATCTCCGGCCATTTTTCGTAATTTCAGGCGACAGTATTCATTTGCCTCAAGCTTTGAGTCAAACTTAATCCCGTCAATAACCGGCTTGGTATTGTTGTACTTAGATTTCTTCTTTTTCTGCTCAGCCTCAATTTCGGCTTCAATTTCCGGCGGCAGCTTAATTCCGTACTTTCTGGCTTCAGCTAATGTTATCGCCATTAAGCCACACCCGCCTTTGCGGTTTTCTTTTTACAAGGCTTTACATACTCAGTCATGCTGCCGTTCTTATTGATCTTCAAGTACGGTTGATGCCCGTGTAAATCACAGTCAGCCGGGGTCCAGAGACACATATTGCACTTTTTCTCCCATTCCATGCACCAGGCCAACTCGTTATAGTTCCGGTATATGAGTTCATCGCTAATATCGGGAAATAGGCTTTTCGCATATTGACGCAATTCGTCCGCCAAGTCGTATTTCGGAATGTTCCCGTCTTCCAGCATATCCATAACCTTGTGTAATACGGCTTTTGCCTGTGCCGTATTAAAATATTCCGGCATCATCAACCACGGTTCGGTTGTATAGCGTTTTTCATTTTGCTTTTCGTTAACAGCCTTTTGTATATCAAAAACAGTAGGGAATTGTTTGCAGTTTCTAAATACATGGTCGAATGCATCTTGAATTAATTCATCGGGATAGCTTGCGAATTTTTCAAACCATATCGTTTGGATAACTAAAGCATCATCCTTATTGAAATTTTCCCGGTAGTTCTTTGCCGATACGAAGAACATCTTAGCTATAGTTTCCTTTGTCATCAGCACCCCTCCCTAGAAAATCAATGATTCC